GAATGATCAGTGTCGAGAATATTACTCTCTGGATGTGCAAAGTCAACAGTAAATAAATATTTACCGTGATGCCATTTTTTATCTTTGCCTATATATTTTCCAGATGCAGGACCTAAAATATCCCAATGAGTAACAGCAGGATAATAACTGAAAGAATTCCAAAGCTCCAATTCATCAAGTCGTCTGGTGGGAACTCTTGCTGGGTCATATCCTTTTTGAATAAACGCGCTAATAGGAAGGCGATAAAACACTGCGCCGTTTTCCATAATAGCGTGAAATAATATAGCCCTTCCTGTGAGAGCTGATAAACCAAAGATAATGCAGTTTTCAACTTCTCCTTGATGTTTTTTAAGATCGTATAAATATTCTCTACGAATTTGACAATATATCGGTGGTGTGTTCGCATTTAAATAAGCCATTCATCAATGTATTTCTCCCCAATTATTACCTTTTTCATAGTCAACTTTATTAGGGACCTCTAGTGTAATTGCTTGTTCCATAATGTCAATTATTTTAACAGCCATCTCATTTGAATCTACTGAAATATCTAACTCATCGTGTATTTGTATGTGAGGTAAAATTCCATTTTCATATAAAGCTACCATTGATATTTTTGTCATATCAGCTGCTGATCCTTGAATTAATTTATTAAGTGCTTTGTAAGTAAATGCTCTATTAATTCCTGGTCCATACTCTCTCAATGCTTCTTCGTGTGGTAATGGTTTATGTATTCCAAAAGTAGCAGGTTGCCACAGATCAAATCTACAACGTCTACCACCATACGTTCTAATCTTACCAGAATCTTGTGCTCGTCTTGATACTTGATCCATTAATTGTTTTACAAAAGGTACTCTTTGATTATATTGTTTAAGAAGTTTTTCTGCTGATTCTTTCATCAAACCTAATTCAGCCATAAGTTTATTTTTACCCATTCCATACATCAAACCTAAGTTAATTGTTTTAGCTTGACTTCGTGGTATGTCAGCCATTTTTGCAACCATACCGTGGAAGTCTGCGCTTCCTTTTTTATATTCTTCTACAAATCCTTGCACACCTTCTAATCTTTGTAATGATGCATAATGTACTAATAGTCTTGGTTCTTGTTGATTGTAATCAAAACAGGCCCAATGACATCCATCTTCAGGTATGAAGATTGATCTGATCAGCGGTCCTAGTTCCTTGTTTCGTGCAGGTATTTGCTGTAGGTTAGGATTAGACATACTAAATCTTCCGGTAATCGTACCACCTTGGTCAGATCTAATTTGATTTATGTCTGCGTGTATTCTTCCTTTGTGAGCAAACTTCATAATCGAATCTATAAAAGTAGAATGTGCTTTGTTAACCTCTCTAGCTTTTGATATTGATTTAGCCAATGGATGTGGATGACTTGCTAAAAAGTTTTTAGTAAATGATGGCGCACCTTTTTCAGTACGATCATAAGGTAAGTTAACTTTGTCAAATGCTTTTGCTACACTTGCGGCTGCCATAATTTGTACGTCAAATCCAGCAATATCTTTTATTTCTTTTAAAATTTGTTCTTCCTCTTTAATCAATTTTAGTTTAATATTTTGTGCTTTTTCTACATCAACTCTTACACCTTTAAATCTCATATCAACTAAACAAGGAAACAATTTAGTTTCAACTTCAAAGATGTCCCACAAATCTTGATTAGTTAATTCTAATTTCATTCGTTGCCAAAGTTTTAAAGTTACTTCAACATCTCGTTCTGCATATGCACCAACTGACATTGCAGGTAATCTCCACATATCATTCTTTGCATCAACTCCCCATTCTTTTGCAGACTCTTGTAATTCTGTTTCATTCTTACCTATGCCAACATACTCTTTTGCTAAAGAATCTAAACTATATCTTAATCTATTTTCATTAACCAAAGATGCTGCTATCATCGTATCTACAATTTCTCCTCTTATGGTTAATCCCAGGGATCTTAACCAACATACGTCATACATAGCATTATGGAATATCTTTATAGCAGGGCAGTTTAATACCTCTTGAATCCATTTTAAGACCAGATTTTTGTCCATATTACCACCACCCTCGTGTCCTATAGGGAAATAGCCAGACCAGCCCTCTACGGCTACGCCAAAGCCTACTACGTGCCCTTTTCCTATAATACTTCCTGATCCCATCTTAATTAGGTCTGGATCGTAGGTTTCTAGGTCTATTGCTATCTCTCTAGCTTCAGCTAGATTAGGTAGTTCTTCAGGTGGAGTCCATTCCGTCTGTGGTCTAAATATTAAAGGTATTTGTACTCTACTCATAATCTCTCTCCAATATCATTTCTAAATAGTGAATTGCTTTCTTTATATCTTCAGCACCGTTTTTATTTTGGTGTCTACAAATGTACTTAATAGCGTTCCCTTCGCAGAAAAGTAACTTATTTTCATTTATAAAGTATGCAGGTTCAACAGCCATCTTATAATGTTTACCACCTACTTGTTTTTCAAGTGATGAATATTTAACTTCCTTAAACATATTTTTATCCGTCATAGTATGAATGCTTTCTCAAAGTTTTTTGGTTCAACGATATGTAATTCTTTTTTAACTCTTGTTGTTGCAACATAAAATAATCTTCTAGTTTCATCTGGATTTTTTTCATTACTTATTGTTGCTGCTTTAGTTAAATCAGAAATGATTAATACGTTATCTTCTTCACCACCTTTGGCTGCGTGCATTGTAGATAACCGTATTCTTGGGTCTTTATTTATTTGTTCACCTTTTGCCAACATATTCCTAATGTAGTTCTCTTCTATGGTAGAAATTTTTTGAAAAGTTTCGTACCACGCTCCTATCTTTATCAGACCGTGATGATTTTTGCAATCTTCAATTGTGTACTTCTCTTCTGATCTTAATGTTTTAACTTGATGAAATCCTGGTGCAACTGATGGTCCTAAGAAACTGTATATGTTTTTAATTTCTAAAAAACTTAAAAGACTACCATTTCTCCATTGCTCCCAATTATTGATTGCAAGAAGCAGCTCCAAAGGTATTGAGTTTTTACCTTTGTGTGTGTAGTACCAGCCTTGTAATTCACACAAGTCTTTAACGTCTTCTAAGAAGAAGTGTGAAGTAGCTAATACAAGCCATTTTCCTTTTGACATATCGACTTGTGTAACATCAGTATAATACTTTAATACGCCTCTGTCTGCTTTTGGTTTGTATTGTTTTTTATACCTATTTTGCACATTATTTATGATTCTTTGTGATAATTCGTGAATAGGACCCCCTGGTATTCTGTATGATACATTCAATGTTTGTATGTTATCTACCTCTTCTTTTAATGATACAAAGTGACTTATGTCTGCACCAGCCCATTCAAATATTGCTTGATCATCATCACCTGCAATATAAGTCTTTTCAGATTTATTCCACATTGATTTAACCATTTGCCATTGCACAAATGATAAATCTTGTGCTTCATCAATAAATAATACTTTAAACTTTGGTGATAAATCTTTTTGCGTAAACTCTATGATTAGATCAGTAAAGTCTTTCATCTTCTTTTGTTTTTTAAACTCAGTTAACTCTCTATCCAATAAAATTAATGTATCTCTTTCAATGTCTATGGTGTGTAAATTTTTATCATACTCCTCTAAAACAGATATGCCTCTTACTCTTGCATTGTTTATCACTCTTAAATAAGGACTATCTACATTAAAGATTCCATCTTCATCAGAATATTCTGCATATTTTACAGGTATGCCAAATTTTTCTCCAAACTCTCTGTAGTCTGAATTATTCATAATCATTTCTTTCTTTACGCCTAGTAGTCTAAATGCAAAGGAATGTAGGGTTCTAAAGTAAATTAATTCTTTTGATGCATCTAGGTTAAATCTTTTTGATGCTCTGTCTATTGCTTCTTGTGCAGCTTTTCTAGTAAATGAAAAATAACCAATCTCCTTTGGTCTTATTCCACTTTGTAAAAATTCATCAACTAAATTTAATAATGTAGTTGTCTTACCTGTTCCAGGTGGTCCTAATATTATGGTCTTCATAAACTAAAAATGATTTTCTTGGTACTTAATTTCAGGCATTGAAGGTTCTTGTTTCTTCATTGCTTTAATTTTAATTACGTGAATGCTATGAATTCCTATTCTCATTCTAGGTTCAGCCTCAAAAAAACTTGATTGTTTAATTAAATTACCTGTTTCATTTTTATTCTTTTCCCAATTATTTCTTTTTGCAAAATTAAAGAAGTCATCTAATCTAAAATATGTAAATTGATTATCATCATCTGTCCACGCCATACGATTAAGTATATCTTCTTTCCTTCTTGCCATTGCACGATTAGTCGTAAACTCCAATATTAAACTAGTAAGTTGAGTATTTTTATCTAACGATTCCAAAGGTGCAATGACAGTAGGAGGCATTAGAGGTTTTAGAAAAACTTGTCTCCAGTCTTGTGCTTTCATAGTAGGTATAATTAAATTAGATTGATCTAAACACGCTTTAGCAAATTCAACTTGTGAATAAAGTTGTTCTGTATTTAATTCTATTCGTTTACCATCTACATCTAAAAACCATTGAGGTGGTTTAGAATCTATCTTAGTTAAGTTTTGTAATACCGGCATTTGTTCTTCGTCATAACCAACACCAAATTTTTTTAATCTGCATAATGCAGGTTTGCATTTACTTCTAATTGGTTCATCTTTGCATTTGTATTTATCATATCCTTTCTTCATTAATGATTTTATGACACCTTGTACCTCATCTGATTTTAAAGGTGGGTCCATATATTTTACATTTGCTTCTTCTAATAAATCTTTCCATTTATCTGGATCTACTTTTTTATAAAACACTCCTATGTTAAACAATGCATTGTTTCTTCCACCTTCACCAAAACCTTCCATTGCTAATTTATTTAAACAAGGTGGTCCTTGTTCAAAAGCTTCTTGTATCTTTGGTTTATCTATTTGTATGCTAATGACTTGATCCTCATTGCAAGCACGTTGATTATATAAATCAAAAAATTGTTTTAAGTCTAATGCGTTTGCATTATCATCGTATGCGTATCTTAAACTTTTGTTTACGTTGTGATAAGGTAAATTTAAAAAATTACCTGTATCTCCTCGTTCCACTAGTATCTCAGTTTGTTTAGGAAATATTTCTGAGTCTTCATATCCAAGACCAGTTGCTATTTCTTTTAACTTGGTTTGCATTAATGCTGCAGATATAAATTCTTTTGTAAATAAAAATACGTGTGCTCCACCTGACTTTGATCTAAAAGTTATCAAAGGTAATTTTAATTGATTAATTTGATTTATTAATTCTTTGTGATTTAAATTGTAAACGTCAATGTCTATGCATCCCCATTTACATTTGTTGTCTTTATTGATTGGAATAATTCCTAGTGCAGGTTCTTTACCATCTAAATGGTCTTGCCATAATTGATCTGTAATAGGTTTTCTTTGGTTAAAAGCTTTACCGCCTTGTTTTCCATTTGATCCGCGATCCCCTTTTATATATTGGCCGTACGCGCTATCTAGTCCTTCAAATATTTTTTTAAATTCTTCTGTCATTTTGTTAAGGGGCCCGAAGGCCCCTCCTCGATTAATTAAAAGGGAGTTTTACTTTCACTCTTCTCTTCTTCACCATATGCTTGCACGCCGTCTTTGCTAATCTCATTAGCAAATTTTCTAGATTCTAAGTAAATCTGTTTATCATCATCACTTAAAATTCTATCTTGTTCAACTGTCCATCCATACCAAGAACCTTTATCGTTCTTTTGTAATACAGATTTAAGTTTATACATTGCACCGTGCATTGGTATTCTATGATACTTGCCATCAACTAATATTTGAGTGCCTCTCATCATAGCGTTCCATCTTCTGCTTACGTTCAATTGCGTTGACTTCATTGTAATCAAAGCTGGTGCAAGACCACCTGATTTATTTTCAGCCATTACACAGTAAACAGCGGTTTCTTCAACATAGTTACCGTTAGGTAATCTAATCTTTCCACCTTCTTTTTTACCAGTGCTGATAATTGAACTGTTAGGTTGATGTACCGCAACTGGAGCTCCAGGACCATCGCCTCTGTCTCTCCATTCAGGATACTCTTTTTTATATAAGCAAGGTATTACTGAAATACCTTTTGCTCCATCAAACAATTCACCAGTGACTGTATTAAATATCATTCCTGGTTTAGCACCATCAATGTATTTAGAATCACCTGGAGTTATTTGAGGAGATAGTTGACCTAGTACTCTGATAAAAGGTAGTGACATATCATCATTACCCATATTCTCAAAGCCTTTGTCCAAGTCGTCCTTAAACAATGTTAAGGAGACTTTTGTTTTATTGTTTGCCATTATTTCATTAGCCATTATTTTTCTCCATTATTTATTACGGCCGATTTTTGTTTGATCTTTTATAAACAAGTTAAAAAGATCAGGAGGCATATCTAGGCCTTTTTCAATACGCTCCCTATATAGGGCCTTCAAGACCATCGGCTCTACCTTTTGTTTTTGAGTAGGCTGATAGCCTTGATTGGCCGCAAGGTCGAGTAATGATCTCGCCTTGTCATCTTCGTTCAGACCAAAAGAAACACTTACTTCATTTTTAATAAGGTCCCCTAGTCCGTTTTCCCGAAGCCAGTTATATGCTGAATCAATTTGTTCTTTGTTA